TTTTATTCCAAATGCTATTTAAAAGTACTAACTCAGTAAAATCTTCTAGCTAATGGCAGGTATATTCGACCTAGTCGATTCAATGGTTGCTCAGGAATTAGGAACCGATGAGAAAACATATATTCGTGTTATTGAATGCGAATGTACTTATTGGGAAGCACAATTTATTATTGGTGCAATGTTTGAAGAGGGTAATGAAACTAGAAAAGAAAAAGGCAGAAAAATATTCAATCAATATGTCAACAAAGAAGACAAAGGTTCATAAGATAGTAAAAGAATGGAATGAGGCTACAACTGCTGAAATTTGGCAAGGTACTCGTGATAACTTTGTATTTGGCTTTTTAGGCGCTATACTTGTAGTTTTTATTTCAACTAGAACAGATATCGCTGTATTACTCGGCTATCTGATTTATTATGCCTATATGGGAAGGATTGTTAATCGACCGAAATACGTAACAGATCTTGGTAAATTAATAGTTTTTCCAATTCCTTCAGCGATCGGAGCATTTACCGGTTATAAGATGTCTTTACTAATTATAACTTACATAAACACACTATGAATAACATAGACAAACAATACCAAGAATTATTAAAAGACATTCTTGAAAATGGAATAGAGAAAAGCGATCGTACTGGAACTGGTACGATCTCTATTTTTGGCAGGCAGATTAGACATAAAATGTCAGAAGGATTTCCATTGTTGACAACCAAGAAAATGGCTTTTAAATCAATGGTTACTGAGTTACTCTGGTTTTTACAGGGCGACACTAACATCAAATATCTTGTTGATAATGGTTGTAATATTTGGAATGGAGATGCTTATAAAGGGTATGAGAAGGAATGTGTTGCACATGGTGTAGATCCAATGTCGATGGAACAATTTATCCAGGGAATTAAGAACTACAAAGATGATCGAGACATGATTGAAAAACTCAAGAATCCGGCTACTCATTTTATTCCAGACCTGACAGGTTACCAACTTGGAGACCTAGGTCCTGTGTATGGTAAACAATGGAGAAAATGGCAAGGCTGGATGAAATATAAAAATGATGATGGTAAAACTGGGCATGGTTCTCTTTGGTACGATCAAATACTTCGACTTATTGCAGATCTTGAACGTAATCCAGATTCTAGACGATTAATGGTTAACGCATGGAACGTTGCTGAAATCGATCAAATGACTCTTCCGCCATGTCACTATGGATTTCAAGTTTATACAAGAGAGTTAACTATGAAAGAAAGATTTGCAATTGCTGGAAATATATGGCCTCCAGGAGGTTTACCAAACCAAGGAATCCATCTCATGAATGAGAAAAATATACCAACAAGAGCAATCTCATTAATGTGGAATCAACGAAGTGTAGATACATTTTTAGGACTTCCATTCAATATAGCTTCTTATGGATTATTGTTATTGATGTTAGCAAAACGCGTTAACATGGTTCCTGATGAATTAATTGGAAATCTTGGAGATACTCATCTTTACTCTAATCATATTGAGCAGGCTAAAGAACAAATCGCACGAGAACCGATGGAATTACCTAGCATCAAATTAGATTTTGAGTATACATACTTCGATGGTTATATTACTGAATTTGATAAAATAGACCGAAACTCAATTAAATTGGTAAACTATGAATCTCATCCAGAAATTAAAGCGCCATTAAGTAATTAATTATGAAAAAACTATTAATAATACTAGCGCTATTTGTTACTACATCAGCGTCAGCTCAAAAACTTAGAGACAATTTAAAGGTTAATAATGAATACTTTAAAATTGTCTACTCTGAAGTACTACAACAACCAAAATCAGTCAACTATATTGTTCGATGCCCTGATGGAACAGCTTCTAGATCTGGAATGGAATTCTATACGGTAGACGGTATTAGAACTTCAGATGGATATGATTACGTCGATAATCAATGGGACAAAGGACACATGGCGCCAGCGGCCTCATTCAATTGTAATACTTTCATGTTGCGCACAACATTCACATACGTTAATTGTGCCTTGCAGCAACAAGCTCTGAATCGTGGAGTTTGGAAAGCTTTAGAAATTCGAGAACGTGCGTTAGCAATGAATAAGACAGTTTCTGTTATGATATTCATTGACTTTAATAAGCCAATCAGAAGAGTATCAGGAGGTGCAGCGATACCCTCTGGGTTCTACAAAGAACTTAGATATGGTAACATTAAAGAATGTTATTACTTCCTGAACGTAACCCCGGTCAATCGCGACATCAATTCATATAAATGTAACTGTAGATAATAAACATGAAATTAGCACTAACATACGACGATATTCAATTAGTACCTGGATATTCGACAATCTCAAGCCGTAAAAATATTGATTTACGGACACTAGTAACTCGACGATATGGCGTCTTAAATCCTTTAGTAGCGTCTCCAATGGACACTGTATGCGAATTAGAAATGGCATTCAGAATGTTTTTGATGGGAGGTGTTGGATGTATTCACCGATTCATGACAATTGAAGAACAATCTAAACAGGTTCGAACCTTACGCTGGAAAATTTACGGTGAAGGATTCGGAGGTCCTTTTGAAAATTGGGGAATCATGGATACTGATTGGCATTCTGAAATTGCAGAAATTCCAATTATGGCTGCTGTCGGATCAAATGGAGATTACTTAGAACGAGCCGCAGAATTAATTAAAGCAGGTGCAAATATTATCCTAATTGACGTAGCACATGGCCACCATGAGAATGTTAAAATAGCAATTGATAATATTAAAGCAATCAACGACAGAGTCGATGTTATTGCTGGTAATATTGCAACAGCCCAAGCCGCCGAAGATTTACAAGATTGGGGAGCTGATGGACTTAGAATTGGAGTTGGTGGAGGTTCTCTTTGTACAACTCGAATTAAAACAGGATTTGGAGTTCCAAACGTAACTTGCATTCAAGAAATTGCAGCAGTTGCCAAAGTTCCAGTTATGGCCGATGGAGGAATCCGAGCTAGTGGAGATATTGCCAAAGCCTTGGCACTTGGCGCCAGCACTGTAATGATTGGTTCATTAATTGCCGGAACTGATGAAGCACCGGGTCAAATCTTAGAAAAGAAAGACGGTCTTTATAAAAGATATCGAGGTGCTGCTTCATTAGAAACTAAAACAATTCATGGACAAGAGGCTCGAAATGTTGAAGGAGAATCAACAATAATTCCTTATAAAGGTGGAGTTAAATTTATCATCAATGGATTAACCGATGGTATTAAATCAGCTCTTTCCTATGCTGGAGCACAGTCACTTAATAAATTTTGTCCAGAAATAGTTCAAGTAACTAACTCAGGATTGGCAGAAGCCAAACCACATCTTATTTCCTAAAAATCACTAATTTCAATTAAAAAGGGACCAGCAATGGTCCCTTTTTTGCGTGGATATATATTAAATTAGAAACCTTAATCTATTTAAAAATATTTAACTATGAAATGACAAATCCCTTCCCAAAAATTTTAGAGTGGTTACATAAATTAGCATCTGACGAAAATGGATCTCCATCTTCAAAAAGAGTAATTGGAATTCTAGCTAGTTTATCATTAATTTTTGTTTTGATTTATAGCAGTTTAAAAAAGACTGATATAATTTTAAATGATACAATTATCAATGCCGTAGCATTACTTGCATTTGGTTGTCTTGGATTATCCTCAGTTGATAAATTTACAGCAATCAAAAAACAAATTAAAGAAGGAACTTCTAATACACCGACTGAAAATACAACCAATTAATTATGCCAAAAATTACTAAATTAGGCCAAAAAGGTCTAGACTTAATTAAATCATTTGAGGGACTTTACTTAAAACCTTACTTGTGCCCAGCAAATGTACCAACAATCGGATACGGTAACACGTTCTATGAGAATGGCAAAAAAGTTACTCTAAAAGATCCAATAATTACAGAATCGCGAGCAATTGAATTACTAATGTCTGAATTAGGAATGTACGAACAAAAGGTAGATTCTTATTGTATTGATACTATTAACCAGAATCAATTTGATGCATTAGTAAGTTTTTGTTATAATGTAGGTCCAGGAAACTTAAAATCAAGCACTCTACTTAAAAAAGTTAATGCTAATCCAAACGATCCGACTATTAGAACTGAGTTTTTAAAATGGAATAAAGGAGGAGGTAAAGTACTTGCTGGTTTAACTAGACGCAGAACTGCTGAAGCAAATCTATATTTTTCGTAATGTCAGAGAATCAAACACCAACTCAAGGATTTGTAGACGTATTCATTAGTAAATTAAAAGAGCAATCATTTACTATTGTAATTATGCTAGCCGTAATTTGGTATCAAGGAGTGATGATGGAAGAGCGTGTAGCATATTGGCAAAAATTATATGAAGAACAAAAAACTTATATTCAGCAAACTGACAAAGAAGACAAACAAATCCTATTAGATCGAATCAAATATCTTCAAGAACAACAGGACAAATACGTGCAAGATGCACTAGACGAATCAAAATCAAAATAATAATTAATTATGAATTGTTACACTAAAGAGCAGATTGAAAAAGCTGTAAAATCAAAAAAATACGTTTGGTTTGAAGGTGCAAAAGACTTTGATGTTAATATCGTTGGCGTTAGAAATAATGCAACTGCAATTGCTGATAAAGTAACTAATGTATTTGATGATTGTATGACCCTATCTTTTAAAGAAGGTGGTGTATGGAAATTTTATTGTTGGATGATTACAACCGATCCT